ACATATGGAAGAACAACTAAAAAAAGCCTTGGATTTTAGCAAGTACAGAGAAACTTTTGCTGTACAGCGTAAAACTCTAAAGGAAAAAATTGATGCTAGATTAACATACGGTGTTAATGGCGGCATCTTTAAGATCAATAGAGAACTAATTAACTTCGTTCAAATGCTACTTTCAGTAGATAGAACCGAAGGAGTAGTATTACTTGATGTTAATGATAATCCTATATTGATTGAAAATCTTGCAGATTTTAAAGATATCATACTTGATAGATACACAACATCAACATTAGAATATTACGAAGAATACCAGAAGCTCAAAAAGAGCAGATCCGTAGAAAAACTTATAGAAGTATAATATGGATAAAGGAATCGTAATATTTGCACATAACAGTCGAAGTTTAGACTATTCTAAACTAGCATTGGTCGCAGGCGGCCTTGCTAAAAAGCATCTCGGCTATCCAGTTTCATTAATCACAGATAAGTCAACTGTTGATTATATGGAAGAAATAGGTACTGCAGATAAAGCAAAAGAAATCTTTGACAGCCTTATTTTTGTAGAGCGTCCTCCAACACAGCAATACAGAAATCTTCATGATGGAAATGATTTTGAAGCAGTACCTTTCGATAATTCAAACAGACCAAATGTTTGGGATATTACACCTTATGAAAGAACATTATTGTTAGATTGTGACTATCTAACATTTTCAGATACTTTGAACAGTTATTGGGATGTCGAACAAGACTTCTTAATATCACATGAGTATAATGATATTATGGGAACACGAGCAGGTTACCATGACAAGTATGTTTCGGATACTGGCGTTAAATTGCTTTGGGCTACAACAGTTATGTTTACCAAGAACGATCAAACAAAAGTACTTTTTGATTTAGTACAATACATACAAAAAAATTACAAGTTCTTTGCAGACACATATCGTTTTGATCCTAGACTATATAGGAACGATATTAGTTTTGCAATAGCTAATCATATACTAAATGGATTTCAAGAAGCAGATACAGAATATAAATTACCGTCAGTGTTTTCTACAATAGATAGAGATATGTTAGTTGATGTAAAAAGTAACACATTACAATTTTTATTAACTAATGAAGAACTAGTTGCTTCGTCATCAGGCAAAGATGTTCATGTAATGAATAAAAAAAGCATTGAAAGAAACTTTGACAAACTAATGGAGTTGATATGAACTTTGGATATCTAATTGTTGTTGCAACTTCTGAAGAATACAATTATGCACAAATGGCATATGCTCTTGCATTAAGTATTAAGAATACACAAAAAGAAGGTTACGATAAAGTTGCATTAGTAATTGATGATAAAACTCAAATAGAAAATTTTGAATCTACTTGGGTCTTTGATGAGATTATTGAATGGGACAAGAAAGGTTTTTGGGACGGCCGTTCTTATATGGACGAGCTAACACCGTGGGAACACACTGTATGTTTAGATGCAGACATGTTGTTCTTTAGAGATTACAGTCATTGGATTGATTATTTTGTTGCAAATTCTGAACTGTATGTTGCTAACAAAGCATACACATATAGAGGAGAAGTAGTAACTAATGATTTTTATAGAAGAACATTTACTAAAAATGAATTACCAAACTTATATTCATTCTTTACATTCTTTAAAAAAGATAGTAAACTAGCAAATGACTTCTTTAATTTACAGCGTTCTATAATGGACAATCCAAATGAATACACTAATTTGTTTTTAACAAAGCATACACCTAAAGTTATAGGAACTGATGAAGCATTTGCAATAGCAGCAAAGATATTAGATATCACAGACGATATTGCATACCCGTTAGGATTTCCAAGAGTTGTACATATGAAAGGCGGTGTACAAAATTGGCCATGGCATGCTGATAAGTTTTCAGATCATGTAGGATATTACTTAAATGATAAAGGCAAATTAAAAATAGGTAGTTATCAACAAAACGACATTGTACATTATGTTGAAAAAGATAAAATGAATTTAGAAACAATTAATGTACTGGAGGAAATAGCATGGAAGAAGTAGAAGAATTTATGCCCGACTTTGATGAGTGGCTTAAAAATTATGAAGAACCAGCACGTAGATTTGGTACAGCATTTGACCCAGATACAGGACAACTGGTTTCAGTAGGTCCGTATTCGGCAATAGAAATGGAGTACAGCAAAAACGTTGTTGAGATTGACGAAGATCTTGCTATCAAAATTATTGACGGTGACATCCATATCAGTAAGTGCTTTTTTGATACTCATGAAGGTAAGTTTGAAATTACAGAAGAAAAAACCTTATCAAAAATTGATGACGTACTACATAGGATTATTGATAAGCGTTATTTAGATGAAGAGGTAAAACCAGACATCTATCTTACATATGACTTAGCTGCCAAAAAACTTACAGTTGAACTAAGCGAAGAGTATGGTGGTACAAGAGTTTTAGAAAAACAGTGGCAACCAGCAACACCAAGAAATATATTTTGGGGAGGTGAAACAACTTTATCTTTTACAGTTGCTGATTATAATGATCCACACTTTCCGCAAAAAACTTTTGATGTTACACTTGAAGAGTTAGAAGGTAAGTCTGTAACAATTGACGATGTAGACATTACAGGAAAGTTTAGTGTGTTTACTCGTAGACTGTTTAAAAACTATGTACTAGAGGAGATCTAAATGCGGGTTGCTGAATTCGACGTATTCTTTTTATCTTATGATGAACCTTTTGCTGATTTGCATTATGCAGATCTATGCAATAAGTTACCATGGGCTAAACGTGTACATGGTGTAAAAGGAAGTGATCATGCACATAAAGCATGTGCAGAACAATCTGAAACTGATTGGTTACTTACCGTTGATGCAGACAATATAGTATATCCTGAATATTTTAATCTTGACTTAGATATGTCAGAAGAAGAAGTTAAAGTATATAGTTGGTGTGGTAAGAATACTGTTAACGGATTACGTTACGGTAACGGCGGATTAAAGTTATGGTCTAAGGATCATTTACTTAATATGAAAACACATGAAAATGCAGATAGCGAAAGAGCGCAAGTTGACTTTTGTTGGGAAACAGGTTATAGAAACTTTCCAGTAACTTATAGCGACACAAAAATAAATGGCAATCCATATCATGCATGGAGATCAGGATTTCGAGAAGGTGTTAAAATGACATTGTTTGATGGTCTAAAACTACCACCTATGGAAATTAAAGAAAGAATTTGGTGGCATAATATTCACAGACTTAGAATGTGGTCAACGGTTGGATCACATGTAGAAAATGGTATAATGTCAATACTAGGTGCAAGGCAAGGAACCTATATGACTAATTGTACAGACTGGGATCATATACAAGTTAGAGATTTTGAAATGTTGGGCGAAATATATAAAGATAAAGCAGAGCATTTTTCAAAAGATAGTGAAGCGTGTATTGCTGAAATACAACGTCTAGGAGACGAAATTAAATTAAACCTAGGTCTTGATTGGGTGTGGCTAGAACCTGATGCAAGTAGGTATACAATGGATCTATATGACGAAGCATTGAACCTAGGACAAACCTACTATAGTAAAAAATATGTATGATATCTTTTTTATTAGTGATTCTAAGGTTAACGTAAGTTCTTGGAATAATTTCAAGTCACGTTTTCCACACGCACAGAAAATAGAAAACTGTGAAAGCTATGAAACACTTAATAAAAAGACTCTTACAAAAAACTTTTGGGTAGTATGGGATTGTTTACATATAACACAAGACTTTGATTTTACATACAGACTTACTGAATGGGACAATCAATATATTCATGTATTTAAAAATGGCGAACACTATGATGGTGTATGCTTATTTCCTAAAAACTTAAACGTATCGAGCAAAGAATGGAAGTATAGATTCTTTACAAATAAAAAAGAAATTGATATACTAGCAAGTCGTCCTAAACCTTACGATATTATTAAACTAGACAGTTACGAAGGACTTGTTACAGCACAAGAAATTGCACATTCAGAGTTTATACTATGTATACCTGATGATGTAGTTCCAACAGACATTCCTCAATATCAAGTTCCTGCTTGGGATAAAGATGTTGTTCATGTTTTTAAAAATGATAAAACTTACGATGGTATTTTTATTTGCCATAAAAATAATAAAATTGCTAAACGAGAATTTGATTATAGATTCTTTACAAATAAAAAAGAAGTTAACGTAGTAGCCAGTAATCCTAAGAAGTGGGAAGTATTTAATTTAGAAACGTTTGACGATTATAAACAAGCTCAAGAAAAAGCAACAGGAGATATGTTTTGGGGAGTATATCCTGATCTAAATATTATTGATAGTTTTAAATTTGATTATTATATTCCTAAGTACGATAGTTATCATAGAAAACTTACTCACTGTTTTCAAAATAGCAAATGGTATGACGGTGTTACATTATTTTCAAAAGAGCGTCCTGTAACACAGCGTGAATTTAATTCAAGATTCTTTACAAATAAAAAAGATGTAAAACAAAATAGTAGTAGGCCGACGTCATATGATATTGCTTTTATAAGTTATAAAGAAAAAAATGCAGATAAGCATTTCAAAGAACTACAAGACATTGTAAGAGTACAAGACTCTAGTGTAAAACTACGTTGGATACGTGATGTAAAAGGTATTCATCAAGCACATATGGAAGCAGCAAGACTATGTGAAACAGATATGTTTTGGGTAGTTGACGGTGATGCTAAACTAATTGAACATTTTAAATTTGATCATCGTGTTCCGTTTTGGGATCAAGATATGGTACATGTTTGGCGAAGTAAAAATGCAGTAAATGATCTAGAATATGGTTACGGTGGTGTAAAATTACTACCAAGAAAAGCAGTTATGAACATTACAGATTTTACTACTGATATGACTACTAGTCTATCTTCAAAGTTTAAAGCTATGAATGAAGTAAGTAACATTAGTGTGTTTGATACCGATGAATACAGTACATGGAAAAGTTCATTTAGAGAATGTGTTAAACTAGCAAGTAGAGCTATTAATAGACAAGATAACATGGAAACTGATAAACGTTTAGATATTTGGTGTAAAGAAGCAAAAGGACCTTTTGCAGAGTATGCACTTAAAGGAGCAAAAGCAGGCAGAGCTTACGGAGTTGCAAACAGTAACAAGCCAGATAACCTACGTAAAATAAATGACTTTGATTGGTTAAAGGAACAGTTTAATGCACGATAAGGAAAGAATAGAAAAGTTTATTCCTATCATGGACGAGCTAAGTCCTACATTCTGTTTGGCCAAATGGCATCATACAACACTATACTTAGGTACAGGAGAAACACACAGTTGTTATCACCCTGCTCCGCATAAAATACCTTTGCATGAAATTGAAGCAGATCCAAGTGCGTTACACAACACACAACAGAAAAAAGCAGAACGTCAAATGATGATAGACGGCAAGAAACCTAGCGGTTGTAACTATTGTTGGAATGTTGAATGTATGGGTAAAGATTACATTAGTGATCGTAAAGAACGTAATGCAAGTATATACACACCTGAAAGATTCAATGCAATTAAGCAAGAGCCGATGGCAAATGTAAATCCACAGTATGTTGAAGTTTCATTCGGTAATGAGTGTAATTTTAAATGCGGATATTGCCACCCTAAACATTCTAGCAGTTACTATAAAGAAATTGAAAAAGAAGGTCCATACACTATGGTTAAGAATCATAGGAATGATATTGACTGGTTTAAAATACACAAAGATGAAGAAACAAATCCATATGTTAAAGCATGGTGGAAGTGGTGGCCTGAATTGCGTAAGACACTTACAATTTTACGTATTACAGGAGGTGAGCCATTACTACAGCAAAGCACATGGAGAGTATTTGACGAGCTTGAAAAAAATCCTTGTCCTAATTTAGAATTAAACATCAATACTAATTTAGGTGTTAAGCCAATTCTTATTGAAAGGTTTACTGACAAAGTAAACAGTTTAGTTGAAAAAGGCTGTATCAAAGACTTTAAGATTTTTACTAGTATTGATACATGGGGACCACAAGCAGAGTATATTAGAACAGGCTTAGATTTAGAGCTTTGGCAAAAGAACTTAGACACTTACATGACCAAGACTAACATGCCTTTAACATTTATGGTTACGTTTAATATTTTAACTGTAACTAATTTTAGTACACTATTGCAAAAGTTCTTAGACTGGCGTATAAAATATAATAGCGATAATCAAACTAAATGGCAGAGAATTAGATTTGATACTCCGTACCTAAAAGAACCTTTACAGTATGATATGAATATCTTACCTAAAGAAATGTTTATGCCATACATGAAGAAACACTTACAGTTTATTATTGATAATATGGACGACCAAGATAAGCATAAATTTAGCGAACTAGAATATGAAAAGTTTAGACGTGTAGTAGACTATATGGAAAGAACACAGTATGATGTCAACAGATTGACAGAAGGCCGTAGAGATTTTTATCAGTGGTTTACTGAATATGATAAACGCAGAAATGTTAACTTTACTGATACGTTTCCAGATCTAAAGGACTTCTACCATGACTGCGAAGCTGTCTGATACGTTTTGCATATACCCTTGGTTACATATGTATGTAAACCCAGACGGGTCGGTGTTACCTTGTTGTGTTGGTGAGTGGGACAAGCCCTTAGGTAATGTAAGACAAAACACAATTAAAGAAATTTGGAATGACAACCCCTACAAGAAAATACGTAAAAATATGCTTGAGGGTAAACGTTGTGTAGAATGTCAAGCCTGTTATAATATAGAAGATGGTGGAGCCGAAAGCTCAAGAACACATGCTAATCGTAATCCATACTTTGGTGATACTGCTGGTCTAATAGCACATACAGAAGCTGATGGTACATTACCAGTAATGCATCTAAAACATTTTGATGTGCGTTGGAGTAATATTTGTAACTTTAAATGCCGAAGTTGTAGTAGCACATACTCTAGCACATGGGCGCAAGAAGATAATGCACAAGGTGAAAAGAAACCTATTTTTATTTTAGCAGATGGTAATGACAACGATAAGTTGTATAACCAGTTCCTTCCGCACTTTAAGGATATTGAAACATTTTACTTTGCAGGCGGAGAACCTTTGCTCACAGACAAGCATTATGACATACTAGAACACCTTATTTCAATAGGTAAAACAAATGTGAAGTTAGAGTATAATAGTAACTGTAGTGTGCTAAAATACAAGTCTAAGAGCGTCTTAGAGCTATGGAAACACTTTGATACTATACACATAGGTGCAAGTTTAGATCATTATGGTAGTAGAGCAGAGTATATTAGATCAGGAACAGACTGGAATTTGGTTAAAGGTAATATTAAAAAAATAAAACAAGAATGTCCTCATATTAAGATGCAAAGCAATACAGTTGTTAGTGTTTTTAATTTATATACAATAACAGACTTTTTTGATTATGTATTGAATGAAGGATTTTTTGATCTTGAAGATTATTTCCCACAGATGTATAATATACAATATCCAGAATATTATACTGCATCAGTATTAGATGATTCATTTAAAACAGAAATTATTGAAAAGATACAAGGTAAAAAATATAATAAGCATATTGATGATATGCTAAAGGGTGTTGTAAGTTATATAAACAGTTCTAAGTTTAATGAGAAAACAAAACAACAATTTAAAAACCGTACACATCATTATGATATAATTAGAAATGAAAACTTTGCAGAAACATTTCCAGAATTGAAAAGGTTAACTTAATGAATTTTTACTTTGATACCACAGACGAACATACAGAAAATTTAGCTCATCTTTCTACTACAGATGAAACTGATTGGTATCTAACTTCTAAAGGATCTATTGTTAAACAAACTTTACGCAGTATGAAGAAGCCTGTGCAAGAGTTAGGAAACTGTCAAAATTCGCCTGGCATATATTATATTGATGTTAATGGTGATCCTTGTTGGTGGACAGGACTTAGCTCTGTACACAACGGACCGACAGACATTATAACTGCATTACCAAAGAATATTGTAAAACTAGTAAAGAAAAAAAGATTAAGACTTGTAATTGGTGCTGACAAAGAAGGAGGCCCCTTTATACACAAATCATTAGGTGATGGCTGGCAGCGTATACATGATGCTGCAATTAAAAGAGAACTACCACCAATGTCTGTTTATATTATGCAAGGAAGCCAATTGGTAGAAAAGCATTACGAAGATTGGTTAGAGAAAACAGGCAATGCACGTATGTTTGAAGTTGCATATTCAAATCACTTCTTAAAAATATTTATGAATCAATCTATGCCTTACAAGCCGTTAATTAAAGGTGCAATGTACAACGAAGATAGTAAAGCATTTAATAGTTTAAATAGGGTGCATAGACCGCATAGAGCTGCACACGTAACAGACTTAGGCATTAGTGGACTATTAGACAAAGGTATTGTTACATGTAACGAAGTTAAAGAAGGCGAAGATCTAAATGCAGAATACTTGATTGGTAAAGAAAATTACGCAAGACACAAAGAGTTTACTCCAAGATTTTTTGATGGAGACTGGAGTGTTACAAACGCTGCTAATAGTTTTAATGCAGAACTATATGCAAACACGTTACTAACAGTTGTAACTGAAACTATATTCTTTGACGACAGCGTATTTTTAACAGAAAAATTGTTTAAACCTATTATGCTTGGACATCCTTTTATTACAATTGCATCAAGAGGAACACTTGCTGGTTTACGTTCATTAGGATTTAAAACAGACTTTAAATTGTTTAGTAAGCCCTACGACTTAATTGTAGATCCATTAGAACGTTTTAACACTGTACAACAAAATTTAAAAGAGTGGATCAGTCTTGATTTTAAAACTAAGCAAAGACGTTTACTATATGCATATCCTGCTGTACAACATAACTTTGAACATGCAAGAACACAAGACTTTTATAAAGATGCAATAACTAATTGTATAAAATCAGCGGAGAGATACTTTGAAACGGTTTAGTGAATATAAAAGATGTTTTACATTTGGTTGCAGTTTAACCAGATATAGATGGCCAACATGGTCGGACATCATCAAACAAGATATACCAGAAACACATAACTACGGAAAGTCTGGCGCAGGAAATCTTTACATTTCTAATCAACTAGTAGAAGCAAATTTAACACATAACTTTAATAAAAATGATTTGGTTATTGTTATGTGGAGCTCAGTTACACGTGAAGATAGATATAAGAAAAATCATTGGGTAACATCGGGGAATATTACAACACAAAATAATATCTCTGCCAAGTTTGTACATGATTGGTTTGATTATAGATTTTATCTATTAAGAGATTTAGCACTTATAGAATTAACAAGACACTACATGAAACAATCAAAAGCTGAATTTCATATGTTGAACATGGCTCCTTTTGAAATCGATGATATGATCTCATTTAATTTAACTCCAGAAATGAAAAATAGCGACTACGGAGATATTAAAAGAGTATATGCTACAACACTTGAATCAATGCAACCAGATATTCTTACAGCAATTTTTGACGGCTCTTGGCCAACAACACCTATAAAAGGTTCTAAAGGACAAGGCCAAACTGCTGATTATCATCCTAGACCTGAACATCATTTAAAATATATTGCTAAATGCTTTCCTAAACATTTAATATCAAAAGACATGAGAGAGTTTGCTCTTAGCACAAATAAAAAAGTACTGAAAGCAAGTAGTTTTGACGATTTAGAAGTTTGGTGGAAAGAACATTCTAACAAACCAGGACGATTATAATGGCTTGTTTGAATAACGATAATTTACCATACCTTATAACATATGATGTTAACAATCCTGTGAAGGTTACTATACCTACAAATCCTGCTGAAATAGGACGTCTTAAATTAAAACAAGATTACTATTTTATAATGTTTTCCGACGCAAGAAGTTTTAAATATTTTCCTTTAGATACGATTTTAGATCAAGAAACGATTCTTAAATTACAACTTAAACAGATTTCATTAGTACTAGACAACTCGTTAGAGTTCTTTTATGACAGTTTAGATGCCATTTATAATGATATTATACAAAAATATGACATACCAACAAGTCAGGTTGTGTTTCTATCTGGTGTACCTACTATGTACAAATACACATTAAGTTATTGTAAGAAAAATAATGTAGAGCCTATTAAAATTATGTGGTTCAGTTTATTTGAAAACACTGGTAGAGATACAATACTACAACGTAGTGCTTTTCCTACAATGGAAAAGAAACGCAAGTACTCTAAAAAATATCTTAATCTAAATAGACGATGGCGCTTACATAGGCCGTTAATGGTTACATTACTATATGATAGAGGATTATTAGATGATGGATATGTTAGTCTTGCACCATCAGACGATAATTTAGATTGGAAGAAAGTATGGAATAGGCTACAAACAAAACACAAAGATCATAAAGAGATTTCTCGTGTTTTAAAACGTTCTGCTGATGTACAGCAGTTGCCGTCAATGTATCTTGATGAAGAAGACCTTGTTACTAATAGAGCAGAACATCAACAATCAATACACAAGTATTATCAAGAAACATATTTTAGTGTAATTAGCGAAACAACATTCTACGAAAATGTTCCGTTTCTAAGTGAAAAAATATTTAAATGTATTGCAATGGGACACCCATTTGTTTTGATAGGTTCTCCAAACACATTACAGTATCTTAAAGAATTAGGGTACAGAACTTATCATCCTTACATAAATGAAGATTACGATAAAATTGAAGACCACGGAGATAGGGCAATAGCAATTGTAAATGAAATTGAAAGATTGTGTAATTTAAAAGGATCAGAGTTTAGAAATTGGCATGCCAAAGTACGTGAGATTGCACAATATAATTATAGGGTTTTAAAAGGGAGAAACTACTTAATAAAGCCTATGAATTAGGCGTCTAAAACGCATTTTAAGCGTCATACAGCGTGGTTAACACACATAAGCATTACTTGTGTATCAGCGTAAAAAGCCAGGCTTAAACAGCGTTTTAAGGTTGAATTGTAAATAGTAATAACTATTCGAAAAGGACAGATTGATGAAAATTGGATTTATTGGACTTGGCAAATTGGGTATGCCCTGCGCAGAAGAAATTGCTAAAAAAGGACATGCTGTATTAGGATATGATGTAGATAAATCATTGAATAGCGACTATGTTATTGTAGAAGATACTATTAAAGACGTAGCATCAGAAGCAGATATTGTATTTGTTGCAGTGCCTACTCCACATGATCCAAACTATGACGGCAAAGCACCTACAGCACATTTAGAGCCTAAAGACTTTCAATACGATATTGTTATTGATTGTTTACAAGAAGCAAACAAGTATATGAATAAAAAACAAATGCTTGTTCTTATTAGTACAGTTTTACCTGGAACAGTAAGACGTGAGTTTGTACCTTTAATAACTAACACACGTTTTGTTTATAATCCTTATTTAATTGCTATGGGTACAGTTGCTTGGGACATGGTCAATCCTGAAATGGTTATGATTGGTACAGAAGATGGTACTGAAACCGGCGATGCTAAAGAGCTTAGAGATTTTTATGATACATGCATGGAGAATGATCCAAGATATGTAATTGGTACTTGGGACGAATGCGAATGTATCAAAGTATTCTATAATACATTTATTAGTACAAAGATTGGACTTGTAAATATGATACAAGACGTTGCTGAAAAGCAAGGTAATATAAACGTTGATGTAGTTACTACAGCACTTGCAGAAAGTACACAACGTATAATGGGACCAAGTTACATGAAAGCAGGAATGGGAGATGGCGGCAGTTGTCACCCAAGAGATAATATTGCACTTAGGTATATGGCAAAGAAACTAGATCTTGGTTATGATATTTTTGATGCAGTAATGAATGCTAGAGAAGTGCAGGCGCAAAATGTTGCACAGAAACTTTGTGATATTGCAAAAGAAAAAGAACTTCCTATTCTTATTAACGGTATTGCTTACAAACCAGGCGTGCCTTATATCGATGGAAGTTATGCTTTACTAGTTGCACAGTATTGTACAGAGTACGGCTTTAATCCTATGCAAGTTGATCCGTTAGTATATGGTTCTGATCCAGGACCTTTTAGAGCATGTGTTCTTTTATCTCATCCAGAGCTTTATGTAGAACTATCAGACGACTCCGTTGTAGTTGATCCTTGGCGTTCTTACACTTCAGATAAACACGAAGTTATTCATTACGGAAATACAAGATAAAAAAAGAGAGTTAGTATTTCTACTAACTCCCTAAGTGTGAGAAACTACAATATCTGATCTGTTCGATCTTTTATTTCTTTCTTTAGAAGATCAACATTGATTTTAAAGTCTACTTTCTTAATAGTATCTTTATATTCATTCATAGTCTGTAACATTTTTTTTGCTACACTATCTGGATCATCTGCCTGAAGATGTTCCTTAACATCAATCTCCCAAACTCTACCGTCACTAAATTCTAAAATCATTGCATCTAAATATGCAACAGGCATAGTATTCATGTAGAGGTCGTCAAAAACCTCCGGCCATTCTTTAACCAGATGTTTTGGTGGTTTAAAATAATGCTTACTAGGCACTCTCTGACACTTTTGCTTTAGAAGTCTTCTTCGTAGGAACAAGTTCTTCAGCTTGGCGTCTTAGTTGTGCTGCTTCTTTACTTAATCTATCTGCTTGTGAGCGATAAGACTTAGCAAGATCTTCGTCACTTAACACACCGTTGTCTTGTGGTGCAACTGCTTCAGTAACAGGCTGTGCTGGTGCTTCTGCACCTGGATTCGCAGCAGTTTCTTCTGGTGCGCCACTTACAAACTTGTGTAGCTCGTCAATGCTAACACCCTTCTGTTCAGCAATTAAAGCGTTAAGTTCACTTAATTGAATTACTGATGAAGATGTAGGTGTCATAGTTACGTTTGATGTGTCAACTTTAATAAGTCTATTATCAGCCTGCATTGATTGTAACATTGGTCTTCCGTCTGGAAAAGAATTTCTAAACATAAACTCACCAAGTTCATATGCTTCTTGAGCTTGATCTGTTTCGATTAGTTTCATTAAACTGTCATGATAGATATCAGGTAATGTTGCAGTTTGTAGTACTAATGCCTGATTTGATTCACCTGGCACAGTTCTGAATACTACAGCTACAGCATCGCCAGTGTTGGTCATTTTACCAACGTGCTTCATTTCTTTAGCCATTATTGCTGTCCTCCTTCAGGTGCTCCTGGTGCAGCAGCCTGTTGTTGTTTAACAACATGATCTAAAAATGCTGTTAGTTTGTTAAATGCTTTGCCAACTGCTTCTAGTTCAGTTGCCTTAAATGCACCTCTTTGTGTAGCAACTTCGATAATGCTTTTTACTGCATTAAGGTCGCTAATGTTAAGATCTGGTGCTGCTGGTTCCCCAGCTTCTGGTGCAGGTGCATTTTGATCTACACCTGGTGTAGGAACAGGACCACTTTGTGGCGCTGCTTCTGTTACCGTTTCCGGCGTCTTATTTTCTTCAGCCATTCTAGTTTCTCCTTAAGTATGGACAAGCTAACATAAAATATGTTAGTTCTTTCTCTTCTTCAAAGCCTACAAATGTAGCAGTCTTAAAAGTATTTTCTTTGGCAGTAGGATATGTATTAATACAGTACCTACCACTTGTATTAGACTTAACCCACTCATAAAGTCTACGGTCATATCGATCTGTTGCCGACACTTGTAACTTTGCAAAGTGTGGGGGCATAGTCTTAAGTTCTCTTGAACGTAGTACGTCTAATGGATTAAGTTCTATCATCACTAATATTTATTATATGCTATGTTAATGAATGTTATTCTTGGTCCGCAGTTTCTTCAGAAAGTCTTTTGGATAATGCTTTATTATATCCCATTTTACTGATATCTCCACTAAACAAGTATAATTCAAAAGCAGACCTTTCTTTAAGTACAGTTATTGTTTTCTTAGTTATATAATACGGTGATTCAATAAAATTGTCAAGCCATAAAAGCACTTTAGGTGTTATTTTAAATTGTTTTGGAAAGTCTACTTTGTAGGTTTTGATTTTTGCTATTTGTTCAATGTGCATTTTGGCTTCGTCCGTTAGACGTAGCCCGCCAACATCACGAATGTTATACCACCATAATGTTCTCTTATCTTTTATGTCTGGGGTGTCAAAAGGCTGATTAGCGGCTTTCAGAAATACCTTTGTATAGTTGTCCTTTTGATCCATGTGTCATTACTCTTCTTTTGCTCCAGAAGTAAGTGTGTATACCGCAAACTCTTCAGTATTAAAAAGTGCGTTTAGTTTCTTTGCTAAGTTTCTAGCGTGTCCAGGATTAGAAAACGATACTTTTTTATACTTCGGTCCAGGATAGCTCGATACCATACTTCCGCTTTTTAAGTTAAACGGCTTTCCCTTATAGAAGACCGCCCAAATTGCTTCGCTCTCTAATATTTGTTCTGTCTTATATGATTCTCGATTGACATGTTCGAGAAGCACTGTTGGTTTTGGTCTACTCATTATACGTAATCCTTTTAATTAACTACGTATATATTTATCCTTTTTTTAGAACTGTCCGCCTTCAAATTTCACTTCAACCTGCTCGCTGTTCTGCTTGATCTGCTTTAATTGTTCGTCTATAGACGCTACAACAGTACCTAGTTTAGATGTAAACATAGATAGTTCAAGTGTTAGTGAACGTGCTTCTTGTATAGATATTCTGATGTCTTTTTGCTGTGATTTCTCCGCAACTGCAATACGTTGTAGTATCTTTTCAATGGTAGGAAGTGACTGCGGAAGGCTATTTGTTGACATTAGATAGTACCTGTTTCATCTCTAAATCAGTCTTAAATGGTCCTTTATACGCATACCGTTGGAGGGTAATGAGCTTAGGACAGAACGATTTAACCCAGCCTTTATCGAATTTAATGACATAATAGCCTGAACAATATAAACTCTTTGAGTCTTTACTCTTTGTAAAAAGAGGTAAACGCTTTTGTATATCAAACATAGAGTTGTGTGGTCTAGTGCTACATCTGTATCCGTGTACTTCTTTAGGATCAGAATCATCTGCTTCTTTTACAATTTTAGCAACAAAAAAGTCTTTCCCATAGTCACTTAAGATACTTTTCTTATTATGATAAAACTTAACACCTTTCTCATTACTAAAAACAAACTTATCTTCGTTCTTTCTTAGTGTACCAATTTTTTGGCCTTGTTCTTCAACAATCCAAAACTTATCTTCTAAAACTGGCTTTGCTTTAAAATCAGTTGTCATACTATGTACCTCGCATTCAATGGTTCAGCGTATGCTTGTGCTTGATCTGATATTTTCTTTAAGTCGTATAAATTACAGAATTTCATAAGTCTTACACCAACCTGACTAATATTTTTATTTGCATCAATTGACGTCTGTATAGTACCTGTAATCTTTTCTCTTACTTCTGTAGGCTGTGCAGTTAAGTCAATCAATATTCTAT